CCGTCGCCGCCGACATACGAACCGTTGAATGCACGGTTCAGAATGTTTGCGCCAAGTGTTTCTTTCGTTTCGATCAGCGACTGTGCAAGGTGACGAGCATAGGTCTGACCGATACGGATGTGATCGCCATCTTCCACCAAAACCTTTGTCAGTGCAAAGGCAAGGCCGTAGACGCGGTACACGTAGCGCTGGATGAACAGCACGCCGCCGGATTGATACGTGACAGGCATGCCGTCTGGCAATTCTGGCGCGGCACCAAAGCCGAACAGGACAGGCTCTTCGTGGTAGTTACGGGGAATGCCCTTAAACTCTTTGAAGACCTGCGCCCACTCATCAGCGCGTTGATCGTAAATTCCGTTGAACTCTTCGTTAAGGATCGGTTCAACGATCGAGCGGAAGTCTGTACTTCTCATTGGGGTAGCCATTGTTCAAGCCCTCCTTAGTACGCGGCCACGTCAGCGACGTTTTGATGTTCGCTGATTTGGACTTGAGCGATCACGTAAGTGTCACCCCAGTTGTTGTCGGGACCGGGAGTAATCCCGATGAGGCGGAACGACGCGTTCGCAGCAGCAGATGCAACGTCAAGCATCATCTGGCTGATGCCGACAACAGTCGAACCAGTACCGATGGTGGTGAAGTCGTATTGCTTACCGATGTCGGCTACGACCAAAGCAGCGTTGCTCTGGATTTCGTAAACGATGGTCGGATCGAGCGTGACGTAAGCAACGATGTCAGTCGCTGCGAGCGATGCAGTCCACTTGTTGGACACGCGACGGCGACCGTCTGTGTCTGTGAACTCAACGCCTTGGAAGGTGCCGATGAAGCGGTCGCCGATGGCTGCCGCAGCAATGGTGCCTTCGCCGGTCGAAGATGTTACAATCTTGACTGGCTGGTTCTGTAGAATGTTCGACGCGTAGCCTGTAAGGATCGAGTAGGCGGTAGGACGAACCACACCGCTTGGCGAATATACAGGACGTAGGCCGAACGGTTGTGATACCGAAGACATAGCCTTAAACCTCTTGTTGGTTAGATGGACCCGTTATCAGTCAAAGAGACCAATGCGGGGATTGTTGTCACGCATTTCCATCAATCCGTCGCCTTCGAACAGCGTGCTACCTGAACCCTCTGCCTGTTTGCGCATGATCTCTGCGGTCTCAGTCAGCTTGTTCTCCTCACGTAACGGAGCATCGTGGTGAGCTTCCTGCATGAACTTCTGGTAGAGGCTCAAGGGCAGCTTAAACGCGATCATCTCGTTGACACCAATCAAGCCAGACCATTCGCCTGTCTTGACTGAGGCGAACTCCATCCCCGGAACATCCTCTGCCTTAATTGGCTCGTAACCGAGCCGCATACGGCGTTGGATCGGGTCACGAGAGTTCGTCGTCGTGAGCCAGCACACATGATACCCCGGCATGTCCGGTAGATCAGGGAGTGCGTCATTATGCATTTGCATGCGGAACATTTCGAGCCGGTCGTCATCAGTCACTTCGCGATTTTCTGAGACCTGCCGGTCCTCCATTCCGCGAGACTGCCGTCCTACACCGAGTTCCTTCTTCAAACGCTCATCAGTACTATTTGTCATGTTGTCTCACTCCAGTTTTCAGCGAGCCGAACTTTTGTCGTAAGCCTGATAAGCCTTCAGCATTTGGTTGCGACGTGGAACGTCATCCCAAATACCTGCGTCTATCATAGCTTGCTTCCGTTCGGGTGTCACGTATATTTCTTTCTTAGTCGAAACGGGCGCGTGCTCACGCGTCGTTCCGGTCGGGGGTGCCTTGCGTTTGCTAGGACTTTGGCGGGTTTCCGCCTCGTCGTCGCCAATGCGTGAGGCCACGCGGCGGGTCAGCTCGTGCCAGTAATCGGCGTCCTTGGGGTTGTACCCCTCGGCGGCGAGCTGGTTGTCGATGACCTTCGTGATGGCGCTATCCTCGTCACGGCCACTAGGGTCGTACCATGGGTTCGCGTTCATCCACTCCTTTGCGTAGTTTACTACGCGCGGGTCAGGGCCGGGGTTGGCATGCTGGTGGCGGACTTGCTCCACCTGCTGCTTCTGCTGCCACAGTTGCTGCGCCTCGTGCTGCGCTTCGTCACGCAGACGCATCGCCGTTGCCACGTCGTCACCGTTACCGGCCTCGACTGCGCGGGCGATGATGCTCTCGGCCTGCTTCACGTCGGCCTGAGCCTGCGCGATGCGTTGGTCGATGGCACTTACATTGCTGGCAAGAGTGTTGCCCTCAATGGCAGAGACGCGGCGCAGTAGCGCATCGTTCTGCTGGCGCAGCTCGGAAAGCTCGCGATCTGCGTGCTCCTTGGCGCGTAGCCGCCGCTCACGCTGCTTCTGGCGCTTGACGTTGCTACGGCTCTTGCGGGCAATCTCTTCGTCACTGTCGTCTTCGCTGTCGCCAAGCCGCTCGTCACCATCGTCATCGTCGTCATCATCGCCATCGTCAGCGTCTTCTTGTACAGGTTCCTGTACAGGTTCTTCGCCTTCGATGATTACGATGTCGTCTTCATCATTTTCTGTCATTTGGTTGTCAGCCATATCTATGCTCCTAGAGGAATGCCTTGACGGCAAGCGGGTCACCAGTGACTTTGCCTACCAAATCAAGATCGTTGAAGATTACGACGATGGCCTCTTCTCCATCTTCGGTCTTTACCGACCAACGGTCACCGCCGTAGCGGGGCACGCGGACGAAGTCGCCGACTTCGCACCACGACCCTTCGGGCCAATATTCCATTGTGTTGCGGTTCTTGAACGCGAGGGTGCCGACGTCGATGACCTTGGCGACCTGCGTGTTGTAGTGCTCCGTCTCGCGGACGTCGCCTGTGAGGATGATGCCACCCTTCGTTGTCGTCTTGGGTGTCCGTATCTGGCACAGGACGCGCGAGCCGAAGGGCTTCACGCCTGCGTCGCAGGGTGGGAATGCTTCATCAATACCGTCGTAGCTAAACTCGACGCTGTTTCCATTTATCTGCATGTGTGCTCCTAAAATTCACGCTTTTCGTCCTCCGCCACCGTGTTGATCAGGATTTCCTTGGCCCGCTGCAATCCAGCGTACAGGCCAATGGCGCGTCCATAATCAAACTCGGTCTTGCCGGACGGCCTCTCCAGCGCCTCAACAGCCATTGCTGCCTGTTCTGTCTCAAGGCGCTGGAGTAGGGTCTCTATCCTCATGCCGGTGTCTTCGGGCCTTTGCCTACCGACGGCATGATGCCCATTGCCATTTTCTTGTGCATGGGCATGAATTTGTCGCTCGCCTTCGGGCTTTTGCCCTTCGGTGTCGCGGTCTTTGCATTGTCTGCCATATGGATTTCCTTATGGGTTAGGGTTTATCCCAGTGCCGGTTGACACTGCGATGCGTTCGCCAGACATGATCTCGGCCTGCGCAAGTTGCATGGCCGTCTGGTTGTCTTGCTGGTTCATGGTCATGCGGGCGTTGAGCTCGGCTGACGTGCGGGCGTCCTCGCGGTCCTGCTTCATCTGCTCAAGCTGCTGCTCGATCTGGAGCTTCTGTGCCTGAAGCTGCATCTCGGCTTGGCTCTTCATCGCCTCGGCCTGCATCTTCTGGCCCTCGATCTGGAGCTTCTGACCATCTAGTTGTGTGCGCTGTGCCGCCTCTTGCGCATCCATTTGTGCGCGCTGACCGTCGAGCTGCATCTGCGCCTGATCGCGCTGCTGCTGTGCCTGTAGCTTCTGGCCCTCGATGGCGGTGCGCGGATCTTGCGGCGGCTGCGGTGCGAACTGCTGCATCATCTTCATGGCCTGATCGATGACAGGCGGCAGTGATGCGAACACGTCGGTCGCGTCGGTGACCACAGACTGCGACGCCTCGGCCAGCATGCGATCGAACGCGCGGCGTGCCTCGTCGTCCTTGAGGTTCTTCATGTCCTCGCTGATGTCGATGCCCGACGTGTCTTCGGCCAGCTCAAGCACGGTCGACGCGTACCACAACGCAAGGTGCTCCTTGATGTGGCCGAGTATCACCGGCAGATAGACTGGCGCGATGAGCTGGCTTGCGCCAAGCGCGGGGTTCGTCATGTACGCCAAGTGCGTCTTGAGGTGGGCGATGTGGTCCTGCTCAGGGAAGGCGACGATCGGTCGGCCCATCGTGGCCGTGACGTTCTCGTTGACCGCGTTCTGCTGCTTCGGCTCCATCGGCGGGACCAGCAGCTCCTTCGGGTTCGGTACGCGCAGCGTCTCAAGCAAACGCTCCTCGACCTTGCGCAGGTTGTACAGTTGCGGCAGTGCGGCGGCCCGCTGCGACACCGCCTGAACCTGCGCAAAGCGCTGGCTCTCGCTGAAGATCGCGGGGTCGGACACCGGCACGACGTCCATCGGGCCTTCGAAGTCTGCGCGCGTGGCCAGCACTTCGCCGACCTCGTGCTTCACGTCCGCGTCGTCCAGATACATCGCGTTGAGGCGGTGCAGGATGCGCAGCGTGCGGCCCATTGCGTTGTGCAGGCGGGCGTGGATCGACGAGAAGACGGTCATGCCCTCTTGGATCAGCGCAAGCGTCGTGCCGACTGGCGCGTTCGGGTTCTGGTCGGCGAGGTTGTCCATCGACGTGCGGACTACGCCCTTGCCTGCGTCGACCACGAAGCCGAGCAGTTGGAACAAGGTCGGCGATGGCGGGTTGAACGGGATCGGCATGGCCAGCTTGCGGACGTCGTCCACGTTGAGGCCGCCCTCGATCTCCTCGACCTGCGTCGGCTGGATGTTCAGCGACTGGCCGCCACGTGTGCCGCCCTTCAGCTTGAGCATCGTCGGCACGTTCTGGATGTGTGCGCTGTCCATCAGTGCGCGCAGCGCGCCAGTCGCGGCAGCGCTCAGGCCGCCGATCATGTGCGGCAGGCCAATCGGGTAGGCTCCGCGCCACGGGATGAACGGAAACTCGACGAACCAGTCGAGAGGCTCGCGGCTCTCGTCCTCTTCGTCCCAGTTGCGGTAGATCGCGAGCACCTTGCTCGACGGCTTGTCGATCGTGATGATGTACGGCGCGTTGCCGTCACCCTCGACGTCGGCGATGACGTGGCACTCGAACACGGTGCGCAGTCCATCTTCGTTGTAGCTGGTGTCGCTGCGGCCCTCGATCTTGTCGTTGGCGACGTCGGCTGCCGAGCGCTCAGGCTCTTGACCGGCTGGCGTCAGGTCAACGTCGCGATACATGCCGGACTTGACGCGCTCCTCGTAATCGAGCTGCGTCAGGTACTGGACGTGCGTCTTGCGCTGCGCGGTGTAGAAGTTGGTCGCCGCGAACGGCAGGTACATGTCGTCGATCATGACGGCAAGGAAGCCGGGGCGGTTGCGCGCCTCGTCCCACGACATCTTGAGGTACTGCGCGCCGCCGAGTGGCACCTGCGTCAGTAGCTGCTCAAGCTCGCTGCGGAACTCTTGGCTCTGCACCGTGAGCTGCCAGTTCATGAGCGACGTCTTGCGCTTCGCCTTCTGGATCTTCTTGATCGTGACTTCGCCCTCGATCAGGTCTTTCGCTGGGCCTTGCGGCGGCAGCAGCTCCTTGATGGCGCGCGACGCGAAGTCGATGCACGCCTCGGTCATCATCGGGTGGACAACCTTCGATGCGCCGTTGAACTGTGCGCCGCCGGGCGCGTCGTCACCGAGACCGGTGCGGCGGATGCCCTCCTCGTACTGCTCGTCGCGCTTCTTGCGCGCCTCCTTGTCGCGGCTGATCAGTTCGAGGAACTTCGACGCCAGTGACTTTAGTTCCGGTTCGGGCATAGTCTCGGCGAGGTTGTCGTAGAACTCGCTGTCGCCTGCGGCTGGTCCGTCCTCGCCGAGCGTGACGATCGCGCCACCATCCTCGGTGTCCTCGACGTCGGTCACGTCCTCGCCGTCGAACTCAACGGTCTCGCCTTCCAGCATTTCTTCGTCTTCAATCATGTCATGTCCTCAAGGTTATAGACGCGACGGAAGTCGGCGCTAAATTTCTTCATGTCAGCAAAGATCGCCTTGTGCCCATCCACATCGTACAGGTCCAACGCATCGAGGCGGGAGACTAAGTCCCACCCTATCTGCTCCAGTTGCTTCTCGTCTTCGTTCATGTCGCGACCTTATTGCCCATACGGGTTCTGTATCACCTTCGGCGGTGGTTTGTCGATCTCTTGCTTCTTGTCGGCCAGCGTGCCGAGCATACCCTTGTCCATCATGAGCCGCATCGCCTGCGTTGTGCTGTCGACGAAGTCGTCGTGCTTGATGCTGCCCTTGCCGCTGAACGAGCAGAGCTGCGCCACCAGCGGGTCGGCCCAGACGCGCGGCTTGCCGGGGAACCGATCGCTCTCTGGCAAGAACACCCTGCGCCGTGCGAACACAGGGCTGACCACATGCAGGCGCGCCAGCTTGTCTGCCCGTCCGGGGTTGTAGGCGTGCGCCAGTATCCCCTCA